TAAAAAGCCTTCAGCAAATCCGTATCCATGTTAATAAACTCGCTAGGCGCGATCCCTGTATGGATGCTCAGTTGAGCAATCTTATACGTGAAGGAATCGCGCGTTAGCCATTTGGGGAATCATCTGCAACCACGTCCACCGCAGCTAGTGTGTCCAAAAATGCCGCCCCGAAAGGTTTGACATCTGGAGCATCTGCACGGCGCAGACATTCCCACGCAAGCCAATAGATATGTTCTTGTTTTTCATCTTCACGAAAGGCTTTGTGAAAACCTTTGCGAAATTGCTGCTCAAAAGCATATTCAACGGCGGGAGTAATCGAGTGTGTCGATTTTGTCCCGTCAGCCCTTGTCACTATTAACTTTGCCATTGCCCATTACTCCTTGTTTAGAACGTGCCGGTGTCGGCGATTGTCACGACCGAGTTTAGCGTGAAAGTGATGTCCTGTGTACCAATGTCGCCTACTCCACCGTTGATAGGTGTCAAGTTATTGACCAAAATATCAAAAGTGTAAAGTGGGTTGGTTGCACCGACAGCAGTAAGTTTTTCCTGCAACATCTTTACAGCAACGGTTGTACCGAACGCTGCGCGGAGTGTCGCCATGACGTTTGCAGCAGCAGTATCGTTTAGGAACGAAACTGTAAGTGTGCCTGACTCCAAGCCCTTAACGAACTTGTGTGCGGTGTCGCCCATAGCAGTTACTTCAAGTTCATCTGCTACTTGGTTAAGGGTGACGCTGGTTACGTGGTCGCTAAGATCGACTGCGTTGATCTTAAGACCGACCTTGTTGTTTAAGAAAACTGCCATGTTGGCTACCGATCTTGGCAAGAAAAGCCTCGCGCTCTTTGTCTGCATCAGCCATGTTTAGCTCCAATCTGAGAGAACGCTGATAGATACTTCACCGGAAAGCAAATCTCCTGCTACACCGGTCAAGACTGCTGGTGCGCTGAAAGTCCCAATGGAGTATGCGATACTCGATGCTTCCAGCTTGTTCACTATGTTCAAATAATAATCTTCAATGTTAATTAGGTTGCCTTGGTTATCAAACATTGGCGCTAGCACAATGAGCTTGAAATTGACTTTAGGCTTGACGGTCTTGTAATGATCGTTGCTTGGCTCGATATAAGGGTCGCCCGGTTGTACCACGATGCTGTTAGCAAGGGGAGTGGCAGGTGGGAAGGAAAACACCTGCCACACCGCATTATCAACTAGTGCAGTCGCGATTGTTCCTCGTAGGGTAGAGATTGCTGACATTATCCTACTTGACCGCCCGGTGCTAGATGATCCGCAAGCAAGCCTCGAACGCGAGCCATAAGGGTATTACCCATGCGATACGGTGATGGTTGAAAATCAGGTGAAATGCCGCCAGCGTTGGATGCTTGGCGAGCTTGCCATATATCTACGGCAACCATGAGTGAAGCTTGATTTACTTCAGGTAAAGTTGAATAGTCGATGTGGGTTGTGCCGTAAGCCTTACCAAATGGCACAAGGGCGTTTTTAACTTCGGCTGTTGCGTTGTTTACGCTATAACTAACGCCGTAAGTTGTAACCGCTGTAATGGTTTTGGATCCGTTGTATTTAGCGCCGCAGTTCTCAACAACAATGGTGTCGCCAACAATAAATGGGTGTGGCACTTCAAAATAAATAGTTGCAACGCTAGTGGTGCTTTCATGAGCAACAACAGGAAATTCGTTATACCAAAGTTTTGCTTTTACTATGTTTTCAGCCGCTTGGCAACATTCTTCAACGACTGCCGATGAATAAAGGTTGCCAATACCGAGCGCGCTGCGTAATTCAGCTTCGGTAACAAATGTTGCTGGCATCTTTATCCTTTCCTATGTTAGCCCCGCCGCAAGGGCTGTGCGGCGGGGTAACTCTACTTCTAGGCTATTATGCCTTGTTGAACTTGAAGGCTCCCGCAGCAACCTTTGTTGCAATTGCGTAGTAGCCGTACATGCCGATTTCAACCTTGCCGGTTCCGACCTTTTCAGCGCGGAGTTGTAGGCGTGGTGACTCGTACCAAGTATAGGAATCGCGGTTAAGCACAAGAATTGTGCCATCGCCATCGCCTGAGAGATTGTAATCAACATAAAGTGGGAGTCCGAGAACTGTTCCACGGATTGAATCAACCTGAACATTACCGCCAGCGTTTTGTGGAGCTGCTGCATTGAAGATTGGACGATTTTGTGAATCTACCAATGCGGTGATGTTTGCCCATTGATCAGGGGAAACAACTACGCCGGTTGCGAACTTGAACGTGTTGCTGTAAATGGACTTTGCACCGCGTGAAATAAATGCGGAAAATTCTGCACCATCCCAAGGCAATGTTACGGCAGTTGCATCTGCGGTTCCATCGGTAAGAATCTTGTCTACAAGTGCATAATCGGTGTGCTTAGCGTAAGCGTCGCCCATAAGTGCGAGAAGCTCAGAAAGGAACGCAGGGCTTGTGCGGTCGAGAACCTCGACTGAAAATAGCTGCATACCGGCTGCCTTCTTGACATCAACATCAATGTATTCGATTTCAGTCTGTGTATCAGAGAAAGCGCCACCCTCAGCAACAGTCGCAACTGTTGGAGCGGTCTTAACGCGTGGGATCTGGAACTTCATACCTGCATCTGGAAGGGTTCCAGATGAAACTGCATCGATTGTTGGGCGAACACCTGTTGTCTTAGGGTTGATAACTTCAGTCAATTGACGAGTTGGAACAAGTCCGGGAACGTCAGTTGTTGTGTCAGTATCGGATGCTGCTGCAATCCATTGACGTGCATCTTCATCGCCAAATACGGATGCCTTGATTGTGTTTTCTAGCATTGTTAGCGGAGTTACGTTAATACGTGGCTTCGCATAAATTGGTGCAACAACTGTTGGGCGCGCAGCTTCCACCGCAGGGGTTTCTACCACAGGCGCAACGGTTGCGGTGTCTGGAGTGTTCTCCACGACTGCCTCGCTTTCGTTTTGGGTTGGTTGTTCAACGACTTCTTCTTGAGAAGCCGCTACGCTCAAAACTTCAGCACTCTTAAAGGCGGCTGCCTGAACGAGTGATACCTCTTTGAGCAAACTTGATTTAACTTTGTAACGATCTTTTTCTTGCTTTCCAGCAATGACTTCCACGCCGACTGACAAACCTGAACGTAATTGCTCGCTTGCCTCGATTAAACTATCTGTGCCGCGTTGGGTATTAGCGACTTTAAATGTTGCGTAAATGCCTGACTCATCCTCTGTAAATGAAACCAAACGACCAATTGGCTTTTTAGGATCATGCTCAAGCAAAAGTTTTGGTTTAGGGCTTGTAGGAATTTCAATTGAGCCAGCTTCAAACACAACTTTACCAACATTGGTATAACCAACTTCAGAATCACCAAACGGCACAATCTTGCCGGTGATGGTGCGTTCCTCTGTGTTGCAAGTAATGTCGCTACTGAACTGAAGTAACATCTTGGTTTCCATTAGGTGTGAGATCTTCCATTTCCATGGCTTGCTCAATTGTAATCAAGCCGAGAGATAGCATTTTTTCAATGACGTTCAAACGCTCCATCGGATCAACCCGAAGGAAAGCAGAATCAACATCAAACTTAACAACATTGCCTCGCGCCGTTATATCATCCATGGACAAACGATCCTGAATTGCGTTGATGTACGGTGCGAGTGATAGCGCAACGAATTGTTTGCGTTCATCTTGAACATTTGCATAAGTCATGCTGTTGTTCATATCTGCGCTAATGTAATAGGCAGGAACGTTCATCATTCGTGCAATTTGAGTAGCTGTGTTTTGAATTGCATCAACAAACATCATGTCGCGTGGGCTAAATGATGTTGGTTGGTATTCAAGTGTGCTAGTTAGGTAAGCGGTGCTGCGTTGTTCGCGCGCGGCTTTCCATGCAGAGAGAATTCCTTGAACTTCGGCAGGTGCTAGATCTGCGCCGGTGTTTTTAATAACACCTGAAGGCATTGGAGTTGATGTCGCGACACGCGCTGCCTTTTCAAGATCAATGGCGCTGCGAAGTGTGCGAGCGCCCCGCTGCAAAATACCTTCATCTTGTGCTTGGAATGTAACAAGTGATCCAAGTCCTGACATTGGAACAGGTGAACCATCGATTGTGTATTGTGTGATGAAATTTGTGTTTGCATCGGTTGTAAATGAAACGCGACCGGGCGCTACCCACTCAAAACGAGCAGGGCGACCATCATCAAAATAAACTTCAGTCACGCGCCAATATGCAACGCCGAAGAAAATTAAAGAATCAACAGTCCACGCAATTGTTACAGATCGTGGTTGTGTTGTTGAAGGCTGTTCTAGCCACAATGGCTTGCCTAATTCTTCGCCACTTGACTTTTTGTAAAGTTCCATTGGCAAACCGCCAATTGTGCAAGCAATTAAATTACGGCAACGAGCAACGCTTGGAACTGACATTGCTTCATCGCGATTTACAGGTGTAAGAAATCCGGGAATGTAATAATTGAAAGAATCAGTCATTAGCTGCGGTGCAGCTTGCGCCTCAATTTTCGTAGGGCGGAAACGATCAAAAAGACCCATCGCTATATGTTAGCACACAAATCGGACATTCCCGACATTTCACACAATAATTTGTGGCTTGCTTTGTGGCTTAAGCAGCTGGTGGACAACCATAGCCAAACTAATTGCTGCCGATACGTCCCCGGCTGACTTTCGCCTAACGATTCGCCAACCCGCATCAGTTTCTTTAGCGGCGCAGTTATTCATGGAGTCCACCAGACTAGCCTGTCCGATGTGAACGATTCGCGCGTTCACGAGCGCATCATATAGATCTGAACAGGCTTGGTAAAACACCGTGCCTGACATATCTTGGATTTTGTGTCCAGATTGGGCTAGGCGCTCGGCTACGCTCATGCTTGAGTATTTATCAAAGCAAATCATCCGTGGGCGGTATTTGTTAGCCCATTCGTTTACTTCTATCGCCATTTTGAGTTCATCAATAGCAACTTGGCTTTCAAATTGGGCAATAACCCCAACGGCAATCTTGCCATCCTCTCGGACTTGCCCTGCCACAAGGCTTGCCATCTTTTTATTGACTGAGATGTCCATCCCAAATATCGTGGCAGTTCCCGGCTCAATTTTAAGATCCTGCACCGTTAAATCTTCAAATGCTCGATAGGGCCATGGCGATTTCAAAGCTGAAACCCATTGGCATAAGGTTTCCGTGCGGCTTGCTTCTACGCTAGATGTAGCAATGGCTTCGGCTATGGTTTCTTCATCAATCAAATAGCCTAAAGCTGGATTGGCTTGATACCACGCATCCTTATCAGTGATTTTGGCAAAGTCATCGGCTGAATACTCCCAAAAGCCTAGGCTGGCAGGTGGATAAGACAAAGCGCGGCTGCGTAGGTCGTTTAAGACGCTTGAGAACGCATCACCCGCGTTCGATGTCATAAATATCTGACTGTTAGGACGGGCGCGCGTGATTGGCTTAGCCGCAGTCCACGAGTCTTCATCAATCTCGCGTAATTCGTCTATGTAAAGCAGATCCGCGGTCTTACCACGGCTTCCATCTCTTGTAGCCGCGACTATCTCGTACCGAGCGCCCGAGAGCAGCTCCACCGATTCCTGACCATTAGCCACGCGGATCTGTTTAACCTGCGCCATGAGCGCGGGATTATCTTCTATCACGTCCACAACCTTGCGAAAGGTGTCCAAAGCCATGCCGCGATTAGATGACATTGCAACTATATTCATTTCACCAAAAATAAACAACCCGGCAAGGATGCGAATACGCGCTAGGTGAGTTTTTCCGTTTTGACGTGCCACCAGTAGCAAATTGGTCTTTCTACGCCACTTTTGATCTTTGTCAACCTTGA